CTTCTCTGATTACACCCAGCTTGCTGTGCCCGCTACAATCGGGTTCAACCAGTCTGTGCCGTGGATTATGACTGCGACCGAACTGCGTGACGCTCTGCAAGAGCAACGCCTTGGCGACGCAGCCAAGCAGAAGCTCGCTTCTGACATCAACGTGGCTGTTCTCAACGTGGCTTCCTCACAGGGAACGCTGGTTGTGAAGCGTCTCGCTGCTGCCACCGGTTTTGATGACGTCGCCCAGTGCGAAGCCATCTTCAACGAACAGGGCGTTAACGACTTTGATCGTTACTTGGCACTGTCCACCCGTGATTACAACGGCATGGCAAATAACCTCGCTGGCCGTCAGACTCTGACGCCCAAGGCGTTGACTGCTTACGACCGCGCCTTTATCGGCCAGGTTGCCAGCTTCGGCACCTACAAGCTTGATTACGCAAACCGTTGTGGTGTTGCCTCTGGCGGAGCGATCACGATTGATACTCGTGACTCTGCTGTGAACTATCAGATCCCTCGCGCTGTGACGGCTTCGCCCACTACGGCAGAGCGTCTCAATGTAGACAACCGTTACCAGACGGTGACCGTGTCGCAGACGACCTACGTCCAGCCCGGTGACTCGTTCACCATCGCTGGCGTTAACGCTGTGCACCACATCACCAAGGGCGACACTGGTCAGTTGAAGACGTTCCGCGTCATCAGCGTGACCAACGGCACCCAGATGGTGATCAGCCCCGGGATCGTCTCCAATCAGGTCTCTTCTGCCGCCGGCGCTGAGTACCAGAACTGCGTTGTCAACACGAAGGCCGCGAACAGCGCCATTGTGTGGCTCAATACCGCGGCTGCTCCGATCAACTGCTTCTGGCAGAAAGACGCGATTGAGATCCTGCCGGGTCGCTACGCGGTGCCTTCGGACGCTGGTGCAAACGTCATGCGTGCTTCCACTGACCAGGGCATTGAACTGGTTATGCAGAAGCAGTACGACATTAACACGATGAAGACCCGTTACCGTTTGGATACGATCTTCGGTGTTGTTAACAAACAGCCCGAAATGACAGGGATCATCCTGTTCGGCCAGGTCTAAACCTGAATTGCACGGGGGAGGGCGGTTGACTCCGCTCTCCCCTTTGTGTATCAACTCTTTATGCCACTAAAAAAAGGATACTCTCAGAAAACTGTCTCTAGCAATATCAGCAAAGAGATGAAGGCCGGATACCCACAGAAACAGGCTATTGCCATGTCGCTTAGTTCGGCACGCAAAGCTAAGGTTGCAGCCGGCAAACCAGTTGGAAAACTCAAAAAGTAATGGAATTTCCTTCAATGGTTTACAAGGTTCCCGGGAAGCATGTGCGCCCGCATGGAACATACGATTTTGCAGGAGTCAACAACGCTGAAGAGCTTGACGCCAAGCTTAAAGAAGGCTGGTTTTCCTCTTTACCAGAGGCAATTGAGCCCAAAAAGGTTAAGGTAGTTGTTGAAGCAACAAAAGAAGATGACATTGCGCCACCTACTCGTCAGGAGCTTGAAGAAAAAGCTACTGAACTTGGCATTAAGTTTGATGGCAGGTTTTCTGATAAGAAAATCTCGCAGTTAATCGAGGAAACACTCGCCAAATAGTATGGGATACACCAAGAAACAGATCATTGAGCAGGCATTCGAGGAAATTGGCCTTGCCTCCTACATCTTTGATTTGACCGCAGATCAGCTTGATAGCGCCTTGCGGCGCCTTGACCTGATGGTGGCGTCTTGGTACACCAAAAACATCCGCATTGGCTATCCTCTGCCTGTTAGCCCTCAGGACAGCAACATCAACCAGCAGGTTGATACGCCCCTGCCGGTGAATGAGGCCCTGGTGCTTAATCTAGCGGTTCGTTTGGCGCCTTCCTATGGGAAGTCGCTATCTCCCGATACGAAAATGAACGCGAAGATGACATACGATCAGCTTTTGATTCAAGCAGCGGCTCCAATCGAGCAACAATACGATAAAAATTTGCCACTTGGGGCTGGATACAAACGCACTGAGCGTGTATTTGTAGACGTAGCGAATTTGGACCCAGTACAAGTGCAACCCAACGGCCAAATCCTTTTTAGGAACTCCTAGTATGTCCATTGAACGCCTCTCTTTAATCGATACGGTCACGGCCTCGACTAATTTTGCCGTCAACGTCAATGGTCAGGATTACCGGGTTCTGGCCGGCACAGTGGCTGACTACGTTCAGGCTACTGGAGCTACCGGGGACGGGAAGGTCATCCAGTACGCAGCTCCGGCCAGCACTGGTTTCACTGTGCCAATTACCGATAGCAGCGCAAGCGTGTGGTTGGTCTTGACGCCAAGTGGAACGCTGGCAGCTGGGACTATTACCTTACCAGCGGTTGCGAACTGTGTGGAGTCACAAGAAGTTCTTGTGAGTTCCTCTCAAATCGTAACGGCGCTCACAATAAACACTAACGGGGCAAACATTGTTGGCGCTCCAACGACTATCGTTGTTGGAGGATTCTTTAGGCTCAGGTTTGAGCCTGTACTCAAGACTTGGTATCGTGTTGGTTAACTTATCTTTTTATGGGACTCGCTTTTCAACCTGCTTATTCAACCGGAGTTACCGTAACGCCAGATGTCACTTCTGCTTCGGTGACAATTGGGTTCACCTCTGAGTCTTTGGTGTTCACTAACCTGGGCGCAACAGTTGTCTATGTCCGAGTTGGCACTGCTGGCAGTGGAGCGCCGGCTACAACGGCAGGCTACCCAGTGCTGGTAGGCTCGCAAGTGAGCATCGGAAAGGATCAGGATGATGACACGGTTTCGTTCATCTCTCCTGCTGGTCCTGGCTCGCTCCACATCATCCAAGGCATCGGACTGTGATTCGTTTCCTGTCCAGACGCCGGTCCAAGACACCTGCAACCGTTGGGGGAGTCACTCCGCCTCCGGTTGTAAACACTTACTTGCGTCCTGATGGGACATCTCAGTTTAGACGCCCTGACGGCACCTCAATCTACATCCGACCCTAGCCATGCCAAATCTAACGGTATCCGCAAACATTGACACCTTCATGGGGTCAGCAGACAACGCCACTGCGCGTACAAACCTTTCTGCTGCCAAGAGCGGAGCAAACACTGATCTGACTTCAGTCGCGCTGACCACTGGCACAATTACGACCGCTCCGGGTTCTGCTAACGACATCGTCAACAAGACCTATGCCGATTCGATTGGCTCTGGCGTAAACTTCCATGATGCCTGCGACTACGGCACGATTGCGGTGCTGTCTCCGGCGGCTACATACAACCAGCCCGGCGGAGCTGGTGTCGGGGTAAACGCTACGCTTACTGGTGGCACAAACGTGGCACTTGTTATTGATGGGATCACGGTTGCAACTGGCAAGCGCATCTTGGTTAAGAACCAGGCTAGCACGTTCCAGAACGGGATTTACAATGTTACCCAACAGGGTGACAATGCTACCGTTCCTTACATTCTGACCCGAGCTAGCGATTACGACACCAGTGGCTCTGCTCCAAATGAAGTACAGGCTGGTGACTTTGTCATCGTTCTTAACAGCACCCTTGCGAACACGGCTTGGGTGCAGCAGACGCCGGCTCCGATTAACTTCGGCGTCACCTCCATTTCCTTTATCCAGTTTGCAGCAGCAAACCCCGGTGTGACTTCGTTTAATACGAGCCTTTCTGGGCTGACACCGTCTACAAACAGCACTGGCGCAGTGACGTTAGCTGGCACTTTAGCGGTAGCCTCTGGCGGAACTGGCGCGACTAGTGCTGCTACTGCGTTAGCAAACCTTGGTGGAGTTAAGACTGCTGATGTTCAAGTATTTACATCTAGTGGAACGTGGACAAAACCCGAAAACGCAAAGAGTGTTCTTATTCAGTTAATCTCTGGCGGAGGAGGTGGTGGCAGCGGAAGAAAGGATACGACCGGAGGAACAGTTCGCTGCGGCGGCGGCGGCGGGGCTGGCGGAAGCACTATAAACATTACGGTGCCCGCAGCATTGCTTGGAGCAACCGAGGCTGTGACAATTGGCGCAGGTGGCGCAGGTGGTACTGCTCAGGCCACAGATGTTACAAATGGCAGCGGCGGCTCAAGCGGTGGAGCAACATCGTTTGGCTCATTTGTTATTGCAAATGGCGCTACAGGAGGCGGCGGAGGAACTGCAACAACTGGAACCGGTGGGTCTGGCGTGCTTCAAGGCAACGCGGGCGCATTCGCTAGTACATCTGGGGCGGTCGGCACTACTGGAGTGCCATCTGCGATTACCTCAACTGCTCAACCTGGCGGAGCATCAGGTGCGTCCGGTGGCGGAATTACAACTGCTAATGTTGCTAGTGCTGGAGCTGCTGGAGGCAGGTCGCTAATTGCCAATCTTGCAGGCGGTCTTGCTGGAGCTGGCGGATCCGCTGGCAGCGCAGGAAATGCAAATTCATTGGCTTCTACGGGGCTTTGCGTGACTGGATCTGGAGGAGGCAGTGGTGGCAGCTCTGTTGGCGCAAGCGGTGGCGCAGGTGGTGCTGGCGGCTTCCCGGCTGCTGGTGGCGGTGCAGGTGGAGCATGCGGATTTGCCTCTGGATCATCCGGCGCAGGCGGCGCAGGTGCTGCTGGAGTCGCTGTAATCACAACCTACTTCTAATCAATGAACTACGCAGTCATTAACTCCGAAACAAACATCGTGGAGAATGTCATTGTCTGGGACGGCCAGACTCCGTGGACTCCTCCAGTAGGATACTACGTTGAGCCAGTTGGCGACTCTGGCGCAGGCGTTGGCTGGAGCTACATTGACGGTCAGTTTGTTGCTCCTGCTGCTTAACTTTCCCTAGATCACACAGAAGGTGATTTCAGTTAAACCTCAGTTATAAATAATATGGCTAATTCGTTTCTTCTTAAATACAGCGCCACGGCTGGCGTTGTCCCAACGTCCGCCGAGTTGCCTTTGCGGCAAATCGCGCTCAACACTGCTGATGGTAAGCTGTTAATCAAAAAGAATGATGGCAGTATCCTGACGTTCGATAGCGATGGCATCGCCACACGCTGAAACTCATGCCGCGGGACAGGTTGATGCCATTACCCCAGCATCTATTGGAGCTGCTGTTGCAGACCATCAGCACACTCCGCTCGATTTAATCGGACTTGATTTTGCAGCTTCCGTCCACTCTCATCCCATCGGTCAAGTGAGCGGCCTTTCTGCCCAGCTTGATGCGTTGGCACAGCGGGTTTCAGCACTCGAACAAGAACTTCACCCACAATGAGCAAGAAACAAGTGAATCTGTCGGTCTCCAAGGGAGAGAAGCTTCCGGTGTCAAAAGGTGCCGGCCTAACCGCCAAGGGCCGCGCCAAGTACAATGCTGCCACCGGCAGTAACCTGAAGGCGCCGGCCCCGCATCCCAAGACCGAGAAGGACGCAGGCCGCAAGAAGTCGTTCTGCGCTCGAATGAGCGGCATGCCCGGTCCCATGAAAGACGAGAAGGGACAGCCCACTCGCAAGGCCGCAAGCCTCAAACGCTGGAACTGCAAATGAAAAAAGGACTATACGCCAACATTCACGCCAAAAAGGAACGCATCGAGGCCGGCAGCAAGGAAAAGATGCGTAAGCCTGGGTCCAAGGGTGCCCCTACTGCGGCAGCCTTTAAGGAGTCAGCCAAAACGGCCAAGAGGAAGTAATGCAAATCCCCATCCTTAGCGGCATCTACACCAGTGGAATCGGTGACTTCCGTGTGGAGTACCCGCGTAACATGGTGCCGGTTATCCAGAAGGAAGGCATTTCTGACGGGTATTTTCGACCTGCGGATGGGATTGTAGCTCTCGGGGCTGGTCCCGGCATTGACCGTGGAGCCATCAGTTGGAACGGCCTTCTCTACCGTGTCATGGGCACCAAGCTGGTGTCGATTTCAAGCACCAACGTTGTCACCGTCATCGGGGACGTGGGCGGAACAAACCTCGTAACATTCGACTACTCGTTTGACTATCTGGCCGTGGCTTCCAGTGGGAAGTTCTTCCTGTATAAACCAGCTACTGGTCTTCAACAGGTCACGGACGTTGACCTTGGGACGGTGCTCGATTTTGTATGGGTAGACGGGTACTTTATGACGACCGACGGGTCGTATCTTGTGGTCACAGAGCTTAACGACCCCTTCAGCGTCAACCCGCTTAAGTACGGCTCTTCTGAAGCTGACCCTGATCCGATTGTGGCCTTGATGAAGGTCAAGAACGAGGTCTACGCTCTTAACCGTAACACGATTGAAGTCTTCAATAACGTGGGCGGCAGTCTGTTTCCGTTTCAGCGTGTGGAGGGCGCCCAGGTTCAACGCGGAGTTGTAGGCACCAATGCCTGCTGTCTGTTTATGGATACCATCGCTTTCTTGGGCGGCGGTCGGAATGAATCAGTCGGAGTCTGGGTAATCTCCGCCGGCATTGCTGAAAAAGTCTCAAGCAGAGAAATGGACCAGATTCTTGCTGACTACACTGAGGCAGAGCTTTCTCTGGTGCATCTGGAATCTCGGGTGAACAAGGATTTCCGCCAACTGTACATCCATCTACCCGATCAGACGCTTGTGTTTGACGGTGCCAGCACAGCCAAGGCTGGCACTCCGGTGTGGTACATTCTCACAACTAGCATCGTTGAAAAGGCTGAGTACCGGGCACAAAACTTTATCTGGATCTACAACAGGTGGATTGTGGGGGACACAAAAAGTGTGAATTTCGGATACCTTACCGATACACTTTCTTCGCACTGGGGCGAACTAAACGGCTGGGAGTTTTCAACTGTCATTGTGTACAACGAAAGCCGGGGGCTCATCTTTCACGAATTGGAGCTGATTGCGCTGACTGGGAACGCCATCTTTGGCGCTGATCCCAGTATCTGGACCTCATACACTGAGGACGGGCGAACCTGGAGTCAGGAGCGTGTCTGCAAGGCCGGCCTAACTGGCGTGCGGGGGAAGAGGCTCTCGTGGCTGAGACAGGGCAGAATGCGTCAGTGGAGGGCGCAGAAGTTCCGAGGAACAAGTGACGCGCAGCTTGCTATCGCTCGGCTTGAGGCACGAATAGAACCGCTTGCTGTCTAATATGGAAGGTCCAAACAGACTACTGCGAGCGGAGCTTGCCAAGTTTTTGCCGTCGCAGCGGGCGATCCGAGCTTTTGAGCAGCTCTTTGACATTGTCCCGTCTCAGATCGTGCAGAACACAGCTTCAGCAGAAGCTGCCTCAATAAACGCCGCAAACGCCGATTCTCGGGCGCAGCAGGCCGTGGACGCTATATCGAGACTTGCTGACGCTCTGGAGCTGCTGGCGCTGGCTCCTCCCGAGGCGACTGTCACTCAGACGGTAGACATTGCTCCGCCGGTAGTGCAGTTCAGCGGCAGCGACAACATTGCTCCGCCGATTGTGCCTTTTGTTCATCAACCGGATCTCTTGCCACCTATTGCTGAGATCAAGCGGAAGCGGTATGGAGTCTTCCAAAGCTCAGTGACACAGACTGCTGCTTACATTGATACGGCGTATCCGGTAACGTACAACACCACTGATTTGTCGTTTGGCGTAGCCGTTGGAACGCCCACAAGCCGTGTTTATCTCGACACAGACGGTATTTACAATTTTCAGTTCTCGGCTCAGATCAATAAAACCAACGGTGGAACAGGGTCTTTCTATATCTGGCCTAGAGTAAACGGAGTTGACATTCCGGCCTCGACATCGCAGATTCGTCTCCAAGG